GTCTCGTTCTTCGGGAAGTCGAGTGTTATGTCAGTGGTCTTGAGGTCAAGAATGTTCTTGTCACGCAGTATCTTGAGGATTATCTCGTCAAATACGGCGTTGCTCTCTATGAACAGGTCTTGTGTATTGCGGGCGCTTGTGTCGGCTTGATACCATCCGTTCATAATCAGAGCCGCATTGCCCGTTGCCGCATTGTGATATCCCGACTCTCTTGCGAAAGGCATAGAGCATATCGAGAGAATCTGTTCACGAAGGTTGTCTATGAATATCTGCGTCTGACTTTGGTCGAGGTTGGTGACTATCTCCTTGAGGTCGGCTTTGTTCTCGCCTACGCTCTTGAGGAACAGCGCACCTGCATCTCTGACCATCCTCGGAGTAATCTCACTGCCGTTGTCGTCTTCGAGTTCGCAGTTGTAGAACACGAGAAGGCTCTGAACAGCTTGGTCTACCGCATCGAGTCTGTCGCTCTGAAGGTAGGACACAGCATCGAGAAGAGGCACTGCCGCCTCGAATGCGCTCATATTCACGGAGTTGTAGTGGTACTCTATGATTGGTACTTGTCCAAGCGGGTTAGGCTGAACATCTATGACCGCATTTACAGTGGTCAGATATTCGGGAGTCGGTGTAGCGAACTTGCCTGTTTTTGCACCTGTCAGTGTAAAAACGTGGGTGTCATCCCACAGGCTGACTATCTGCTGTCCGTTTCTGCTGACCACATAAAGCCCGTACACAGGACGATTGCTTGGGTCGAGCGACCTTGCCACGAGCGCAGACCTTGGGTCGAGGCTGTAAACAACGAAGGGCTTGCCCTTGTCATCGTTTGCCTTGACGAAGATGGCCGCTTTACCTACAGTGTGAAACCAATCAACTGTCTTGTTATCGACTTGCTGTTTGCCGCTCCTGTACAGGTACTCGTTGAGCATCTTGACCTTATCGGCTATGTCGTCCTTGACTTCGCCGCTATCAATCTTCTCGGTGTCCCTTGCGGATTCCCTTGCGATATAAAAGCTCGGCGCTGTGAGGAAGTATCCGTTCTTGAAGTCAACGATTTCAGTGGCGTAGTTCACGTTAATCTTGTTGTTGATTTCGGGGCGTATGGTCTTCTGCCTGTTCTGAATCGGCGTGTAGCCCCTTCTGTACCAATACAGGTAATCCTCTGCCATTACGTTCTCGGCGTGGATTGAAAGAGCCTCGTTAACTTCGCTGATTATCGAAGCAGTGTCTTCGGGGTCAAATCGTTCGATTGTCGTGTAAATCGGAAGCCTGCCGCAAAGCATCGCATATACCGATTCTCTGTTGTCTTGTTTCTTCTCGTCTGCCATATCTCGACCAAAATAAATAAAATGAGCCTGTGACTTGCACGGCTCATTCCATTTGCCCTTACATACCGCAACTCGGTATGCGTATCGTATTATGCTTTAGGTGGGTATATAAGATTGCGCTTTATCTTCACCACAGCGATTGTGGGATTCCCGTCCCGCCCTCGCTCTCGTTTGATTTCCGCTATCTCCCCCGAATTGATAAGCTCGTTTAAAAGCTCTACGATTTCGGGGTGCTGTATTAAGTCTAACTTGTTCAAAGCGCACCTCTTGTAAATATCTGTCATTTTGTGCATAGCACAAAGAGGTATTCATTGTCAAGGCGAGTTTCGTTTAGAAGCCTAATCTCGACCTTGAGAGGATAGTTGAACGGGCAACATCCCTTGGATAAGCAAACATCAGCGCCATCTGAAGACTATCGGGTGCGTCATCGTGCTTGCTCTTTCCGTCTATGCGGAAGCTGAATACATTCTGCATAAACATCTGATACTCTTTGCTCCGCTTTCCTTCTGCGAGGAACACGAAATGCTGTTTGATATCGGGTGCGGATTGGTAGATACGCTCTGCCTTGTTCTTGCCCGACATAGCCCCGCCCATAGCGTTCTTGAAGCTCGTCTTTAGGTTTATCGGGTAGTTGTTCTTCTTCAGTATCTCAAGTACGCCTTCGCCGTAAGATGCTGTGGTCTTCGTTCCTTCTATGTACATCCTTGTACAACCGCCGTCCATAGCTACCTTCGCTATCCTCGGCTGTGTGCGAGCCTTATCGCCGTTGTTGAAGACCGCATCTGCAACGTACACCTCATCGCCGTACTGATAGCACAAAGGTGCGGCTACATAGTCGCCACCGCCCCACGCAGGGTCTACTACCATAAACACCTTGTCGGGTTCGCCTTCGGGGAGCGTCCCGTTGTAGTATTTCATTTCATCGGGGCTGAAGACAGTTTGCTCACGCTCTATTGGCATACCCATATACTGCGCATTCCACGAGGCGATATCCCCATTCCTCTCGAAGCTCGCCCTTCTCTGTCTGAAATACTTCGTGTCAAATCCCACGCCATATTTATAATTAAAATTGCTGATGTCACGCTCCGACAGGGCGGGTATGTTGATGCTCTTCCACCTGTAGCCCTTGAAGTGCTGTGAGTTCGCAAGAATGTCTTGACGGATTCCCGCAGGGTCGATGATGCTCCACCTTGTTCCTATCCACAGGCGCTTTGCTCCTTGCTTGGCTCTCGGCAGATAGTTGTTGTCTACCTTGCTCCACGCTGACATCAGCCTGTCTTTATTCAGAGCTTCTTCTATGCCGCCGATAAGGTCATCAGCTATCTGTATGCCGTTACAATCGACCGCTCCATTCAGAGTTCCATAAAGCGAACGAGCCGTGAACGAGGGGTATCTCTTCGCTCTGCCAAGGTCTATCGTCTCTTGCTTTGCGTCCGTCTTTACGATAGGCGCATCGGGGAACACCTGCGCATAGTTATATGTGTGGTCGTCCGTCATAACCTCAAGCACGCCGTTATAAAACGCTGTGGTAATAGTGTCGGAGAACGAACAGTACAGGTTGCTACGCTCTGTGTCTCGCCCCATCAGCCAAATTACATAGAACATCGCTATAGTGGTCTTGCCTACCCTCGGCGGCATCGACAGGAACAGCTCGTCAAGCCTGTCGTCCGCAAGGTCTTGAAGTGCATTCACGAACGGAAGCAGTATCTCCCTTCTCGGAAGGTAGAACCTGTCCTTCGGCTTCCTGTCTATCTCCAAGTACTGCATAAATTGGTCGAACCTATTCGGGGCACTGATAAGCAAGCCCATCCTGTAGCACTCGAAGTAGTCCTCTTTCCCGAACTTCTTTAAGCCCTGCACACACGCCCTTCTTACTTTCTCCAAAGGCGCTTCCTCGTAATGCTCCTTATACCAAGCCAAAGCGTCCTTTATAGCTCCGAGGTCGCACTCGTCCCCTATCGCCGCTACTATCTTCCTTCCAATGTCGTTTGCCATTCTTCCCACTCCTTTTTACCAAACAAAAAAGAGGCGCATTTCTGCGCCCCCATACCATTGGGACTTCCTACCCTACTCTATTACAGCTTATCGCCTGTTTCTTTGTCAGTGAAGACTACTTCGTATGTGCACCCAAGCGCTTCAGCATACCTCTTGAGGTCTTCCTCTGTCCAAGTCCCCCTTCGGAGCTTTATGTACAGGTTCTGCCTCGTGCATCCGAGCCTCTCGGCGTACTCTCCTACACCTATCTTCTTGTGCCTCGCTATAGTCGTTAGCTTCTCTGCTATTGTGAGCATATCTTCCGCTCCTTTCTTTTGCCTTTACACGGAGTATATCACAGCTTTAATATGTAAATCAAGTGTTTTACGACAAGTTTCCCCTTTTTTATTTCCCGCCCGATTTTTAATTTCGTCATTCCCCACTTCAATTTGCTCATTTGTAAGCACTATGAGGTAATTGACCCTCTCCCACCACCGAGCGTAGCACAGGCAAGAGGGTTTTTGTTTTTACGGGTGGTTATGGGGGTGAGTGGAGGCATTGTCCGTATATCGACAATCCAGAGGGGTGCCCCAACATAAGGCTTGACGCCCTAATATTTCGGGTGGATAGGTTGATACCCCTTAATATTTACGGCGTACCCGTTCAACTGTTCCCAAAATCTAAATTGTGGGACGTGCAAAACGGAATTGTTCCCCAATATCGACCATTCACCGCCGCAATTATTCCATTACATACCTCTATCAGAAAGATTTTTAGATGGTAATTATTACCATTCCGTTGCGGTTGCAACATTTTGCGCAAGGGGTATATAACTATATAGTTTACTTGCCTAAATAAATACATATTATGTTGAACACCTATATATAAATATTAATTATATATTGTTTGGGGGCGGGCGTTTGGTTGTTCGTTCCAGCGGTTGCGGGGGTTGTGCCCCGTTCTGTTCTGTTTTGGTCGTGTTGTGCCAGCGCTTGCCCGTGCGGTATCCGTTGCCCGTCTTGAATGCCCTTGCAAGCCCCTTTTCCGCCGTTTTGCGGGGCGTTTGTGCGTGCGGCGGTATGTTGTACCCTTGCGCCGTGTTCCGTGCGTCAAATCGCCTATTTTGCCGTGTTTGCGTGCGTGCGTGTTAGCGTGTGATTTTACCGTTGAAAAAAATATTTGAATTAATGTCAAATTATCGCTTGACATAAGTCAAATAATGGTTTATTCTTTGTGTGTACCTTGAAAAAAGAACACGGCACGGCGGCGGGCGCAAGCCTTGCGGGGGGTTTACCCCTTGCGGGTCTGTTCCGGCCTTTGCCCGTGTTCTAATGGTGCCCGTTGGATACGTTGAAAACACGTGTAAATAGCGGGCGGGCGTTGCGGTTTATGCTTAAACCGTGCGGGGCGTTGCAAGTGTTCAACCATTCCCCCGCTTGTAATTGTAGCAAGCGGGGCGGGGCAACAAACTGCAACCACTCACGGCGGCGGCATTTACTACGGCGGCCCGTATCTCAAGGGCGCAAGCCCCCAACGGTTGAACCTTGACAATTTAACAACACGACCGAAAACAAACACAGTACTTGCGCAATAGCGCCCAATGGTGACAATAGGAGGATACCGCCCCCGCAAAGGGGGTAAAAATGGTTGTGCGGTATACGTTCGATGACGTAAAGGCAAGCAATTGTTTGTTGGGTTGTCGTGTTGGGGAATTCCTTAATTGTCTATTGTCTATCCTTTAATTGTGTAGCAATGACGCCCCGCCCGCAAGGGCGGCGGCGTTGTTGTTAATGTAGCCAACGGCGCAAGCCGTTGCACGTTGCAAGCCGTGGAAAATACAGAGCAAGGCAAACACGCAAGACAAGGAAGGACGGAAAAGGAAATGGAAAAATTAACCAAAACAGAGCGGGCATTTTGCCGCCGTGCGGGTATCACTGCAAATGATGTATTTTATGACGGTTGCAACTGTTACGGCACGGTCTGCGGACTATATAACCCGTGGTATTACGTACGCCTAACCGTTAACGGCTACACCAAACGGGAAATATACCGCCTATTAGTTAGAGCTTTAATGAAAAAGTGCGGGGTCTACTAACCCCGCCCGTAATGTAGCCCCGCCACGGCGGGAAGGTCTCAAGCCCTTGGAAATACAGAGAGCGGAACACACAGAGACAAAGACAAAAGGAAGGTGCAAACAATGAAATTCAAGACCACAGCAAAAGCCGTTAAAGCTAACTATGATTGTATATCCGTGAGCTATTGCGGGCTACAGTCAATTTTGCGAGCTAAAGACCCCGCCGCCTATACTTGCGGCGTGTACGGGTGGAACGCTGATATTTACCCCGTGGGCTACGGTAAAGCGATAGTCACAGGATACCGCCCGTTCGGTAGAGAGCCCCGCTTGAATTATGACGAGCTCCGAGCTTACGAGCGCCGAGCTGATGCAATATGGGGTTGGGATAATAAAGACCCTTACGAGCTGAAACGGGCAAAGGTTGACGAGCTGTTAGCCGAGCTTGCCGAGCTGATTTGAAGTTGTGCGACCGCCCCTACGGGGGCGGGTCGGTTGCGCCGAGCTGTAATGTAGCCCGCCCTTGGCGGTCGGTTGGAAGCCCGAACAAATACAGACCACAGCACACAGGATACAGACAGAGAAAGGAATTGAGCTATGAACAACACGAGAAGAAAAGCGCTTGACGAGGTGCACAGCCGTTTAATGGAAGCCGTTGACGAGCTTGAGCGTATCGAGGACGAGGAGCAGGACGCTTATTACAACTTGCCCGAAAGCCTACAGACGAGCGAGCGAGGCGAGCTGATGCAAGAGTATTGGAACACTATTGCAGATGCAAGGCTACAGCTTGACGAGATAGTTGGCGAGCTTTGGGATATCATCGAGCCACTGCATCAAAAGAAATAGTCGAAACCGCCGCAAGGCGGTCTGTGCGGGACGGCGACCTGCACACTGATGATGACGAGCCACACACAGAGAAAGGACGGAATTAAGGAAATGGGACAGGAAAAAGAGAACGCTTATAGTGACTTCTTCTACACGGTTACTTTGTCGTGGACTTGGGGTCGGCTTACAGTTGAAGAGCGAGATAGGTTTACGAGTGCTATGAAAACCCGTGCCCGTGACATCAAAGGGAGCTACTTGCAGAGGCGAAACGCCTATAGTGCTTGCTACGAAATGTTTCTTGAGGGGTTGGGCTACGAGCCAATAGGTTGGCGAGAACCCGAACCGAAGTACGAGTGGGTTGTGAGCTACGAAGACGGCGAAGAGTTGAGCAGATTTGAAACCTACGAAGACGCTTTGCATCAAGTGAAAACGATGTGGGAAGTCGACCACGTTAAAGCCTTCATCACGAATGAAGAAGTCGAGAGCCCGAGGTTTTAAGAGGTGGAGCTATGTTGAAGTGGTACTTTGGAATGAGCGAGGAAGAGTTCGAGAAGGTCGAACGAGCTATAGCGATAGGCGCTGTAGTATTGCTGATAGTTGAATCTATAGCCGCTTGGGTAGTGACCCGTGGGCTGTAGTACTGACCAAGCAGGAGCGGGAGCAACCCGCCGAGGTGTTAGGCTTGGAGCGTTCGCCCCTTCGGGGGCGAGGTCACACAGACAGAGGACAGAAAGGAGACAGATATGTTTTGGAATCGAAGGAAAGAGCCGATAGCTTGGAGAACGCTTGGCGGCGAGGTGAAGAACCTTACGAAGGCGGTGCTGACATCGGAGCACACACTGATAGCAGGTACTACAGGGTGCGGGAAGTCAACGCTGATGAACGGTCTGATATCCGACCTGCTGAAGTACAAATCCCCTGCTGATGCGAAGCTCTTGCTGATTGACCCGAAGCGACTTGAGCTTGGGTATCTCAAAGACCTTCCCCACACGCTTGGATATGCCGACACCGCAGACGGTGCGGTGAACCTGCTTGAGTGGGCGGTGGACGAGATGAACCGCAGGTACGAGATAACGCAGAGGGCGGGCGCAAGAGCTTGGAGCGGGAGCGAGATATTCGTCATCATAGACGAGCTTCACCCGCTTGTGATGAGCAAGCGCAAGGGCGAGGTATGGAGACTGCTGTCACTGCTTCTGACACAAGGCAGAGCAAGCGGGATTCACGTTATCGCTGAAACACAGTGCCCGAACAGGGCTTGCCTTCCGAACACAGTTGTTCCCCTGTTCACCACCCGAATCGGGATGAGATGCTTGAGTAGCATCGAGTCAAGACAGGTGGTCGGAGTAAAGGGATGCGAAGACCTTCCGAAGCACGGAAAGGTCATAGTTCAGTACGAAGGCAGACTTCACAATGTAGCTGTGCCGATGACCGATTACAACGAGCTTGACGGGCTTGTGGGTTATTGGGAGAGCGGTAGATGCAGAGCATAGAAAGGGAAAAGACGATGAGCGAAGGATATTACGAGTACAAGGAACTCTTTGAGAGAGCGATAGCTCCCGAAGCTACCGAGGCTGACATCAACAAGCTTGGTGAGTGGTACGAGAGATGGGGGTCGAGGTATTGGAACGGCGAGTTCTACGACCTTGACGGAAGGTTAAGGCTCTACCCCATCTACAAAGAGGTTGCAGAAGACGAGTTCGAGGTAACAAGATACGAAATCCGATGAGTCGAAACCCCCGCAAGGGGGTCAGCGTGAGATGACCGCTCACGCTCTGATGAGACAGGTCGAGCAGACAATAGAAAGGAATTGTTATGGAGAGCAATAAGTATTGCATACCCGAAGCGGAGCGTGAGAAGGTCGAGAAGCTTATCAAGCGCTAT